GCCGGCGCGGCTCGCATAATCCCGCAAGCCGCGAATCGTCGCCGTCATGGCTTTGCCTCCCCGCATGCCAATATCGAGGTCGATTGTTCGGAACGGCCGCTGATCGATGACGGCGGCGATGACAATCTCAAGCGTGCGATCGCCACGCTTGGCTCTCCGCGACCAATGCCGCGCCCAATCCTGATACCTGTTTATCGCGTCCAGGAGGTTCACTGAGAGGCCATCGCCGTGTGAGCGGTCTACTCGCTCGAAGGTTTGTCCGCGCAAGCCCATGCCCCGCGTAAGGCCAGTAAAGGCCCGTTCAATGTCCTGGGCTGCCATCTGTTCGGGATGACCGATTTTGTGTTTCTCGATGAGTTGGCCGATCGGTGGAACACGGAGCCGTGCAACCGTATAGCCGGTGCCGCTGACTTCCGAGCCGTCGCCCGTTCGCCGCTCAATCTTTTTCATGGCGCGGCGTATTTTCGGGATAGCAGCGTCTTGCCAGCTGGGCACGGTCATTTTCGCGCCTTTCGTCATCTATGCGGGGGATTTCATGACAGCCAACCTTTTCGATTTACTGCATCGGATAACGAGATTGAGGCGAGGTCTTTCCGCCCGTCACTTTCCTGCTGAGCCTCTTTCTTTTTTTTATGTGATTGTGATTGTGTGCCCGTTTGCTCAGCAATTGCTTGATTGACAAACCTTCCCACGTTCGTAAGACCTCGACTGGAAAGACCGCCCTTCGCCCCGGCTATTTTTCGCTTAGTGCTTACCTCCTCTTGCTTTTTTAGCTCTGCATCAATGCGCTTATGTTTCCATCCGGGTTGCTGAAAAAACGGAGCAATTGCTAAGCAAATGCTTCGCCATCTGTTCTCCCCACCTTGGCCTTGGAGCCCTAGTAGGCGCTTGAGTGTCACCGGATCGTCGGGCAGCCCGCCATGGGTCCAGTAGTGCATTATCAACAGGACGTAGGCGCCGTGCTGTTCAAGGGTCAGGTGTCCGGTGTCGCGGAGGTAGTCACCGATGTAGAACGGCATCCACGGGCGACTCATTTGGGCGCACCAGGCAAGTTCGAAGCCCAGGCGGTCTCAATCTCGCGCCACAGCCGCCGATATTCGGCATGGGCAGCCGTCCTGATTTGCTTGCTGTCGCCGTTAACCTTGAGCCATCCGAGCTGTTGGAGCTTGAACCGCCGGGCAGGCTCTAACCCCTCAAGGATTCGAAGTTCGCGGGAGGGTTCGAATCGCCAGTCCGTCGCATCCTTGTTCCCCTTGCCGAGATTGCAGCGCCGGCAGAGAACTTGCAGGTTGCTTTCAACAAGGGATAATTCTGGGAATTTCGATCGCGGCTTAATGTGATCGACCTGGAGCGAATTGTCCGCGTCGGCCCGCCCGCCGCAGCATTGGCAGCAGCCCGCGCTTTTTTTTATGACTTTGTAGCGGAGATCGAGCCATTCCCGGCTCATAAAGAACGGGTCCTCTCGGCCCTGTTCCATCCGTCGCTCGAAACGATCGAGCGCAGCACCAAGCGCGCTCATGGAGCCACCCTCCGTGCTCCCGGCGTGTTGGCGACCGCCTCGGCCAACTGCCGGCGTAGATCGCCTTTGGTCATCGGTTGCGGCTGCGACGCCCGCACCGGTTGGGAATGTTTCGTCGTTGTGCCGCGGTGCGGCAGGGGCGACGCGTCTGCCTGCGGCGCTAGACGCTCAATGATGAGCTTGCGGACTAGCCCTGATCGGGTCAGTCCAAGGCGCCGCGCTGCTGCATCAACCAGTTCAACGTAGTATGGCTCGACGCTGACATAAATCTGCGTCGTCACCCGCTTTGGTCGCGACACGATCCAGCTTCCCCGTACCGGCCATCGGTGCCGGCAGCCGACGCGCTATAACTGGTGGCTGTGGATAACTTTTCCACTATCTTTCGTTTGTGCGCCGCAATATGCGCCAGCAAACACAACATCTAGTACCGTGGCTAACTGCTGCGATTTCTGGTATTCTGCTGCGGTTGTTTCGGTAGCGGAGTAGCCATTTTGAAATGTCAAATTCGCTAGTTGCGTTGTGTCGGCGACGTGACAGAATGGTGCCCTTAATCGGGGGTACCCATGTGCAACGGTATCGAGGTCACGCCCGCGCCGACATTCTTCCTGACCGACATCGAAGGAGTGGAATCCATCGGCCCTTGCCGGCGGGTTGCCTTGATCGAGGCCGTGAACGGGGAAAGGCGCATTGTCGCCTATGTCGTCTGGCCTTCGGTCGAGGTTATGAAGGACGTGAACGCCCGCATGGGGCAATGGGTCGCCACCAGCGAGCGGGCCGAAGTCGTTCTCGTGGCAGCGGCGACCGCGCATTAGTCAGTCCAGGCTTGCATCGGTACGGCGCCATCTGTCGCGACCTCGATCCGTCGCGCCAAGGGCAAGCTCGCGCGCTTTCGACCGGCCAAAAGATTCGACAGATAGCTCTGGCTGATCTCGAGCGATTGGGCGAAGCGGGCCGCCGCGCCCTCCTCGCCGCCAATAAATTCGCGCAACGCTTCGGATGCGTCCATTACCGCACTTTTCCACGGGGAACACGGTTTGTCAACGGCCGCCTGCGGTAAAATTAAGCTGGGGGAAAATCGACTATGGCCCTAACCTTCGCCCATTATCCGCTCGCCATGCGGCGAGCTCGGCGCCAGTTCCGCGAATTGCACATAGGGGAATGGATTGTAAGGCTGGGCCGGGAACAAAGGGAGATCGCCCGCGCCGCAGGCATTACTGAAGCCTATCTGTCGAATCTAATCGCAGCTCGAAAAAAGAACCCCGGCGCCGATATTCTCCTACGTCTATCGGAGGCCATGGGGCTTACGGTCAACGATTTATACCGCCGGCCGCCCTCAGAAGGCGCGTTTGAGGCCATCAGTGGTTTGGAGCCTGCCCAGGCGGCTACGCTGGCCCGCCTGCTGGACGAAATGAGCCGGCGCACCCGGCGATAGCCCTCGACTTGTAAAACGCGCCAACGGCCATTTCTGGCCGTTCTGTGCTATTTCCGCCACAGCTTTCCCAATAGGAAAAATAAATTTAGGTGCCCTGTTGACTTCGCGCTTTTCCTGTGGGAAAGTCGGATTGTCGAAGCAACGGGGGTTCGCCATGACACAGACACTCAAAGCCGGAACGCGGATCGAACTGCACGGCACGCCCGCCTTTCCCGGTTTCCCCGGTGTGGCACCTGAGCGTGCGGTAATCGCCCGCTGGACCGCCGCCAACGGCCCGATCAAGAACCACGTCAGCCCGACCAACGGCGGCTGGCACATCGTCCGATATTCGGATGGCGGAACGCTCACCGTCCACGAAAGCAACTTCCGCGTGATCGACAATCGTCCAGCCTGACATGCTGACGATCCTGAGCCTGTTCGACCATTCAGGAAACTGGTCACGACCATATAGAGAAACGGGGTACGACGTGCGCCAAGTTGATTTGAAAAATGGCGATGATGTGCGGCTGCAATTCGCGCTGCCGTATCCCGTTCGCGGCGTGCTCGCTGCACCGCCCTGCACAGAGTTCGCCAGTTCGGGCGCGCGATGGTGGGAGGAGAAGGGCCACGCCCCGCTGCTCGATGCCCTCGCGCTCGTGGATGCTGCCTGTCGCCTCATCTTAGTTCATCGCCCGCAATGGTGGGTAATCGAGAATCCGATCGGCCGTCTGCGTAACTGGCTTGGCGAACCCGTCATGACGTTCGATCCGTCCGATTATGGCGATTCGTACACCAAGCGAACCTGCCTGTGGGGGCGGTTCAATCCACCGATGAAAACCAAGGTCGAGGCGACGGAGGGAAGCAAGATGCATCTTCTGCCGCCGACGCCTGATCGAGCAGAGAAACGTAGCGTGACGCCGATGGGATTTGCCCGCGCGTTCTTTGAAGCCAATCCCTAACCACACAACCCGTTCACCCGCGAGAGAAGGAGCCCGCCATGAGTGCCCCTGCGAACATCCCCCAAAGCGTTGGAACCGCTCCATCGCAGGGGCAGGCTCCCTCCGAGTTACAGGATTGGGGTCACAAGCTCAGCGATCAGGAATTTGCCGAAGGCGACGCGCCGTTCCGGGCAGCAGCAAAACTGGAAACGCCCACAGCAACGCTACGTCCCGACCTCAAGGTCATCCATTCCGAGCCGCTGCGTTCCTTCATCCAAATGCGCGCCCGGCTTTGCTCGCTTCGCGTCCCGCGGATCGTGGGCTGCGCCGACAGCGCGGATCTCATGGAGATCGCCGATCACATGACCGAGGTCGCCGATACGGTGGATTCCTACTTCGCCTCACTCGGCCGACTCGTGCAGCGCCACGCGCCGACACTGATTGATCGCAGCATCTTCGAACATCCAGTCATGGAAGCGATTTCTGGCAATGCTGTTTTCGAAGTCATGCGCGCTGCCGATGTCCTCAAGGAGGACCGGCCCTGATCGCCGCCTATCTCCTGATTTTCGGCTTGCTCGTCTGCATCTGCGAATGTGCAGCGGCATTGCTGGAAGAACCCCACGATGACGACAGGAAGTTCCCATGAGTGGTGAAGTAGCAACGATCCGCCCCGATCTAGCGCCGACTGCCCCTATCACGCCGCAGGCGATGCTTTCGACCGCTGTGGCCCGCGGCGATACGGCGCTCGCCGAAAAGCTGATGGACCTTCACGAGCGATGGGAGGCCCGCAATGCGCGCAAGGCGTTCGACACCGCTATCGCCGCCGCGAAAGCCGAAATTCCGGTCATTTATAAAAACCGTGAAATGAACGCGGGTTCCGGTCGAACGTCTTACCGCTATGAGGATATGGCATCGATTGCCAAAGTAATCGATCCGATCTTGTCGGCGCATGGCCTCGGTTATCGGTTCCGCACGAAGGCTGACCCGGACCTAGTGACTGTTACCTGTGTCGTGTTTCACGCGGACGGACATTCTGAAGAAAACACGCTCGCCGGCCGCCCGGACACGTCTGGTTCTAAGAATGCAATTCAGTCTCTCGGCTCGGCGCTGACTTATCTGGAACGTTACGCGCTGAAAGCCGCCCTTGGATTAGCGGCATCAGCCGATGACGACGGCAACAACTCGGCAGGGGGCAATCTGGCCGACACAATCAGCGAGGAACAGTGTTCCAAACTTGGCGACCTTATAAAAGAAACAAAATCCAATCTGGACCTATTCTGCCGTTATTTCAAAATCGAAACCTTGCCAGCGCTCCCGGCCAAGGATTTCGACCGCGCTATCGCAGCACTCGAAGCGAAGAAAAAGAAATCATGATCCAGGGTTCGCCAGAATGGTTTGCCGCTCGCATCGGTCGCGTCACGGCCTCGCGCGTTTCCGACGTGATCGCCAAGACGAAAAGCGGCTATGCGGCCTCGCGCGCCAACTACATGGCGCAGCTTGTCGCCGAGCGGCTGACCGGCATGGCAATGGAAACCTATACCAACGCCGCAATGCAATGGGGTGTCGATCAGGAGCCGATGGCGCGAGACGCCTATTGCTTCCGCAATGACGTGGAAGTGCAGGAAGTCGGCTTTGTCGATCATCCGTCGATCAAGATGGCCGGCGCCTCGCCTGATGGACAGATCATGGATGACTTCGGCGTGTGCGTCGGACTCGTCGAGATTAAGTGCCCGAACACGGCCACCCACATCGATACGCTGCTCGGCGAGCCTATCGACGGCAAATACATCGCGCAGATGCAGTTTCAAATGGCCTGCACCGGGGCGCAATGGTGCGATTTCGTTTCCTTCGACCCGCGCATGCCGGAAACGATGCGCCTGCACATTACCCGCGTGCGCCGCGACGATACCCGCATTACCGAAATCGAGGCAGAGGTTCGCAATTTCCTCGCCGAAGTAGATCGCCGCGTTTCAATGCTCCAAGCTCTGAGGCCCGCGGCGTGAACGCTCCCCACCCCATCAGCGAGAAGTTCCGCCTTGTCGCCAAGGAATGGGTGGAACTCGACGCGGCGGCAAGCCTGCTTGAGGAAACCAAATCCGCGACACTCAGTCAGATGATGGTCGCCCAAGGCGACATGCCGGTGAGCAAAGCGGAAATGCTCACAAAGGCATCGCCGGAATGGGAAGAATTTGTTGTCAAGATGGTGGAAGCCCGCAAGGCCGCTAATCTCTCCAAGGTCAAGCTCGAATACATCCGCATGCAGCACTCCGAGGAACAATCGCGCGAAGCAACCGCGCGGGCCGAGCGGAGGATGTGATGCGCACCCGCCTCTCAACCCGTGATCGTCTGCGCATATTCGAGGCGCACCATGGCCGCTGCCATCTATGCGAACTCAAAATCCAGGTGGGCGAGGCTTGGGAAGTCAGCCACCCGATTCCTATCCAACTTGGCGGCGCTGACGATGACGGAAATCGTGCGCCAGCTCATAAGAAATGCCATGCGCAACAAACGGCATTGAAGGACTTACCGGCGATCGCCAAAGCCAAACGGAGGCGGGCGCAGCATGTCGGCGCGTATCGCTCGCGCGCTCCGCTTCCGTGTGGCCGGCGCAGCAAATACCGCAAAAAAATCAGCGGTGAAGTAGTCTTACGCTGAGGGAGAGGAAGATGAGCAAAGGCAAATGGCGTTTCGAGAGCGGAACCATCCACTATCGCGACGTGGACAAGGCATTCGGCGCCGCGATGAAGGCGGCCGGCTATCAGCGGCGGCCAGCGCAACGTGACAGAACCGTCATCAGGCCAATGCGATTCCTGCCATCTGATGACATTCGCTACGGCGCGTCGGTAGCGTGGGCGTGCGCTGAGCTGGGCGGCAACTGAACCATGAACCCCGGCGACGAAGCCCGCTTTAATAGAGCCGTCAGGGCCGCGTGTGACAAGGTTACGTGGCATGACAGCTACGGCATGAAGGATTGCATCTTCCCAGAATGTCAGGACGGCGACGGCATTTGCTGGATAGGCGAACTGCAAATACCGGCCTTCCACGCCTTCGCCGAGGCATGGGAAGCGCCGCAGACCTTGGAAACGACAACTAGACGGAGATAGCAATGCTTTGGGATCGGAAATGGGACAAGCCTCCGGTGGAGTCGTTGGCTGGCCTGATCGCGTGGCTCGAACAGCAGCCGGTAGATGGCGAGTATCAATGGTACAGCGCTGTTGACTGTTTGGTATGCCGCTATTTGCGAGCCGTCACTGGCGAGCCGTGGCCCCACCAAAAGTGGGCATATAGTGCCATCTTCGACAGCCCGCACGATTACAACGAAGTCGCTGCCACGCGCCCCTGGACCTACGGCGCCGCGTTAGAGCGCGCCCGCGCGGTTGCCTCCCATGCAATGGCCCCGAATGTAGGGGCAACGCGTAGCAGTGAGTGAAAATTCACACCATCAAGGACCAACGACGATGAGGATCAATGGGAAGAAAGTGGTGGACGCAACCAAGTCGTTGCGGATCACAATTACTGAACAGGATGCGACGGCCGGCAAGACAAAAGACCCAGGCGGTTGCGCCGCGGCTTTGGCCATCGTCCGCGGCTATAAAAAGCAGGGAGCCACCGGGGCGAGAGTTCACATCGGCCGGACCTATATCGAGTACCCCGACAAGTTCGTTCGCTATGAAACGCCGAAGTCCCTCCGCGCGGAGATAATATCTTTCGACCGCGGCAATAGTCCCAAATTCATGGCCGGCGAATACTCGTTGCGCCGCATCTGCCCCAGCGGACGATTAAATGCTCGGCCGAAACCGCCGGGGCCATCCGCTACACGAAACACTACGCACAAGCAGCGTCGCATTGCGCGAGTTCGACATCAAATCGAAGGCGTCCGCGCCCACGGTGCCAATCGCTAATACGGCACTTGCCGCCAATGTAGGGGAAGCGAAGTGAGCAAACGGCTCGGCGATCCTGGTTATCCGGCCCAATGGTGCATCCATTACCGAGGCATCAGTGACGGGCGCGGCGGGTTCAACGATAGCTGTGAGGCGGGCGTGAAATATGAACGATGGAAGGGCATCGGCTTCGATAAGCAACCCTGCTTCCTCCACAAGAAAACCGGCGAGAGCCTTGCCGGCGCGGCGACGTGCGAGCATTTGCGCCGACCGACGAAGGAAGAAATCGCCCTTCACGAACAATGGCTGCGGCAACGGATGGATCGAATGGGCGTGCTCATGACCGGCATTAGTCCGTGGCGTGACGCTCACAAGGGTAAGTCCGCGCAAGAGGTCATCGAATGTCCGGTGTGCAAGGGCCGCCTGCACGTTTCCATCGCAGCCTACAACGGACACATGCGCGGTCGTTGTGAGACGACCGATTGCGTGGCGTGGATGGAATAAACACGGCAGTGGGCACCAATGTAGGAGTGAAATGAGTTCCGGCGCCTCGCGGACTTTCAGGGGCTTGGAGAACGAAGGCCATGACTAACCATCCGAACCGGAACAAGCAGAAAGAGCGTGCCGTCGTTGTGACGACGCAACATCGCGGCGTGTTCTTCGGCTATGCCGGCGACACCGGCGGCGCAATCATCAAACTTCGCGCCGCGCGCAATTGCATTTCTTGGACATCCGATATTCGGGGGTTCATGGGCCTTGCCGCAACCGGCCCGAGCAAATCATGTAAGATCGGCCCCGCCGCCGACATCGAGCTTCGCGACATCACCAGCGTAATCGCCTGCACGGATGACGCGGTGAAGGCGTGGGAGAGTGCGCCGTGGAGCCGCTGATCCTTAGAGGCGAGCCGCCGGAGGCGGCGAG